AGTTTGTCTACTGAGACCGATCAAGCAATCGTCTCACAAGAACAGAATGTTCGATTTGAAGATTCTGCAAGAGTTATCGAGCAGAGTTCTCATTTAACCCTGGAGCAACGTTGGTCCTCCGTAAATCCATATCCGGAAGATACACCAACAACGTTACTCGGGAGAGTAGTCCAATTACCGGACCTTGCATGGAATAATGCATGGACCGGGACGGAAATCAAATTGCTCACTGCATTTTTGACAGTTTCGACTATTCATCAATCCATACTTGGCGTGTTCAATCAAGCTATGTATAGGTTTTTGCAATGTGGTTTTAAAGTAACAATACGACTTAATAGTACACCCTTTCATCAAGGGTGTTTAGTCGTGAATTGGTGCCCAGATAACTACCAAACTGCTAATGTGCCGGGAGGGATGATAGGTTATGCAAGTATGCCTAATGCTATCTTATTGTCCGCATCCCAGCAAGATCAGTGTACACTAGATATTCCGTTTTTCCAACTTAATCCTCATTATGACTTAGCGTTCCCAGCTGAGTGGATCGACACGAGGATTAATATTAAAGTACTGAACCCACTTTTGACATCATCAGCTTCGGTTGTTGATACGGTTCCAGTTTCAGTCTTTATTCAGATGACTAATATTCACACTTATGGTATTTTGGATCCTGAGACCACTCTCAAAGATTTACCATCAGTGAGGAAAACAAATTTCTTTCCTCAGTCATCGAAAAGTAAAGTGAATAAAGAGGGGCAGGCCCACGACAAAATAGGTGAATCGGCTAAAGGAGTAGTTTCTTTGATTTCTCCAATTATCCGATCCATTCCTTTGGTGTCTGGTATACTTGATTTTGGTAAGAACATTTTTGCCAATTTAGATAAGCCTACATCTGACCAAGCAATCACGTTTGTGACATCTCGTTCCAATAGAGGTCACTCATGGTTGACGGGTACAGATTATTCAGAAAGTTTGTCTAGTTTTCCTGTATGCCAGGTTTCGAAGGATGTCAACATGAATTCGTCAGATATGAATGTTGTTGACTATTGTCAAACCCCAGCTTTATTTTATTCTACGTCGGTCGTAACGAAAGGAGTCGTTTTGAAAATTGCCGTACATCCTGCAGTATATTCTAGCACCTTCCGATTAGTTGATTACCCTGATTATCTAGCTTTTGCTACTGGGTTTTATCGATTTTATCGTGGTTCCATAAAGTATTTATTTCAGTTTGTTGGTACACCATTTTACTCCTGTCGTTTTAAGATCTCCGTTGTTCACTCCCTCTCGGTTCCCCCAGGAGGGACGGGAAATGGCAGCGGTTTCATGTCTAGGATCGTAGACGTGAAAGGAGACGCATGGACTTCCTTTGTAGTTCCTTACTTAGGTCGTCGGATGTGGTCTTATACTACTACTACAGCGGATTCAGTTCCTGATACGCCGTGGTTAGTTGTAGAAGCATTGACAGACGTTCAAGGTTCGTCCTTACCTGCGGATGCTACATACTATATTAATGTATGGAGAGCGGCTGGCCCTGATTATCAGTTAGCCATGCAAACATCTTGGAATGGTGCTCTTACACCATCCGCAGTGAGGAAAACAAACTTTAAACCTCAGTCAGCTTTATCACAAAAATGGAGTGAACCTTCAGAAGGAGTGAAGACTGGAAGCACTGGTGTTCGAGAAAGCGGTATATACATGGCAGATCAATCTACTACAATAACTGACATGTTTAAACGATATACACCGTGGACTCCACCAGCTTCCCCTCAGTCTTTTCCTACTGATTGGAACACTGCTGTTGTGCATTTAGCACCACTTCAACTTTTCTCTGGATCATTTTTATTTTGGAGGGGGTCAAGAAGATTGAAAGTGATATCTCAATCTATCTACGTCGCGGCCAAACACGTCAGCCAGACATCTAACGTTATGAATAACGCCTTAGCTAGCAGATCAGCATCCGAAGCACAAGTTCCTATACAAGTGCCTTGGTATTGTACTGAATTGTTTTATACAACTACGATTGCTCGATCTGACTATAATCCTGTGAATGCAAACACTCCTGTGGATGTAGTCTCAGATAATGGTTTTTCTAATGATGGATGGATAGCTGCCGGTGACGACTTTGCGTACTATTATTTAGTGCCACCCAATCCAAATGCTGTTCAGCCTACTTTCGTGGAATTCGTACGGAAGGAAGGAGATCCGATAGAACAGCAGCCTCAAGCCAGTGAATCAAAGAAACTGGCCTCTGAGTTCAAAATTTGTAACGCGCGCAACTTTGAGCAGATCACGTAGAGGTCTGTGCGCTTAACGGCTTTAGCAATTTGAGCCTTATATCAATTGCTGACATAAATGAAAAATTGAATCATTAACAGGGATCGTTTAGCCCGAGCCAACATTTAACCAAATAGAGGTTGGATTTTTCTCTACGGTACTCCAACGTATTTACGAAGGGGGCGGCCGTTTGTTTTTGGATGATTCGCAAAAATTACAAAAATTATATATG